ACTGCGTCACGGACCAATCCAAAATCTGCTCGACGCTCACCGAGTAAGTGAACATGAGGAGGGATATTACGAAGTCCCATCTGAATCGGTCCCCTCCGCCGGGGGGCTTGCGTCCCCTCCCTCGTCGGCCTTAGTGAGGGAGTCGGCGAGGGCCTTCAGCTCGTCCCTCTCCACCTCGGTCAGCAGGTCCGGAACGTCCTCCAGCTTAATCTTCGGGTCGGTCTTGATCATCGTCCGCCAGAGCATATAGACCAGGCCCTCGGGGGACTCGGACTCCTGCGTCAGCTCGAACGCGCTAATGGTCGTATTGGTGATATTCGTCAAGACGGCTACGCGATCCACGGAGTCCATATCCTTCCCAGCGCCCGCCGAGAAGTCCCGAATGCGGGTAGACTTGATATAGCTCTTGAACGCTAGATAGTCTCCCACCGTCAGGGGACGTACCTTCCACTCCCGGCCGCCCAGCGTAACCATCGGCCCGGTCCCAACCGCCTTCTCTAAGCTATCCGTCGTCATCTCGCCTCTCCTTCTTCTCGCGCTCCGCCGTTAGTTAGGCGATATCGCTGTGGAACAGATCACTCGTACCCTGGAATGTCAGGGTCTGCGTTTCGATCCCGTCTACCGTTACCGACGGGCTCTGCCCGATACAGTGGGCCTCGCCCTTCAGTACCTGATTGGCGTTGAGGAATAGCCGAAGGTAGGCTTGCCCGCCCACGTCGGATTCCTGAATCTGGGTATCCGAGTCTACGTACATCTCGATAGTCCCGGTCCAGCTCTTCAGCCCGGCCTTAAACTCACGCCAGCCCTCCGAAGTGAAGTCGGTTGTGTCCAGGGTATCGGCTCCCACATCCATGCCCCATGCGTGGGTGCGATACCCTACGTCACTCAAGATGCCGTCCCAGAAATCGCTGGTGACATCCGAGTAGTAGGTGCCCCAGAGCACCGCGCCGTCAAATCCCGCAATCGGCATGATCTCCTCCTCCCGCCCGTGCGCGCACGCACGCGGACAATTCAGTTGTTAGACCGCGAACAGATCGCTCGTGCCCTGGAAGCCGAGGCTCTGCGTCTCGACGCCATCGACGGTGACGGCCGGATTCCAGGAGGTAACGAACGCCTTGCCGGTCAGCTTACTCGTACCGTCAAGGTCTAGCGTAATCGTCGCCAACGTGCTGTTGCCCACGTCGCTCGGAACGATCCGGTTGGTCGAGTCTACGTACATCTCGACGGTGCCGGACCAGCTCTTCAGTCCCGCGATGAACTCGCGCCAGCCCGCGCTCGTGAAGTCCGTCGTGTCAAGCGAGTCCGCCGAGATATCCGTGCTCCACGCGTGGGTTCGGTACGCCACGTCGCTGTCAACAATCGTGCCGAAGTCTACGCTGCCGTTAAAGCCCGCAATAGGTGCCATATGTCCCTACCTCCTCGGTAGTTAGAACAGAGTCCGCTCTGTCCATACGTTGAACTGCGCGTATCCGTTCAACTCGGCGAAGGTCCGCGCAGCTCGGAACTTCGCAACATTCGTTTTATCCGAAAGTAATGCCTTCGGCTTGATTTCTACTAACCGCTTCTCCCCACCCACAAACTCAACTTCGAGATCGGGAAGATAGTTACAATCCCGCCCCTCAAATTGGTAGGGGATAATGAACGGCTCCGCCCGGAACGCCTTAATGATCGGGCTAGTATCCAGCATCTCATACGCCTTCTTCTCGTAGCTGGATCGATACCAGATTTTCCTTCCCATCTTCTTGGAGAAGAACCAACCAAACTTATAACGGCCCGCCGTCGCTAGTCTCCCCGCTGCCTGTATCTGAACAACGTGGCTTCGGCTCATCTTCGCTCGCGTAGCTGTAGTGTGCTTCAGACCTAAATGGGCGGCGGCTAACTTTGCGCGGTGGGCGGCCGGTAAGGAGCGTCCCTTCAAAGCAGCAGATACATTCGCCCTATGCTCCGGAGATATCTCCCGTCCCTTCAACGCAGCGCCGATCTTCGCACGCTGCTCCAGAGGAAGAGTCTTACCCAAATGCGACGCCCTCATCTTCGCCTTTGATTCCTCGGTATGTTTCCGGCCCGTCATACCTACGCAGTTCGCCCTCATCTTCGCCCGAGACTCGGGCGTATGCTTCTTACCCAGCTTAGCGGCGCGCTGTTTCGCCTTCGATTCCTCGGTATGTTTCGATCTCTTACGCATTACTAAACCTCACCCTATAATCCGCCGTACGCTGCCACACGTCATCGTCCAGTCGCGTGGGGCCGGTTGCCGATTCGCGGGAACTACTTATGAACGTCAGTGTATCGAACGTCAGCGTGCCGCGATGGAACACCGCGTCCAGCTTATCGAAGATGCCCTCAATGTCAGCAATGCTCGAACGCTTATCGTAGATGCTGAACTGGATCAATGACTCCTCAAAGCCCTCGCCCTTCTTAAACACCTCAGTGGGCAAGTTAGTCACCGTAAACCACATCAAATACGGCATGTCTTTCCCATTCGGCACCTGCCCGTAGTAGGCATCCGATCCCACCGCCTCCAAGAGATCGGAGTCGCCCCAGATAGCCCCCCGTACCGCCTTGTGCAACTCGGCCGCATTACTCATGAGGTATGCCCCCCGAACGCCCGGCCGAGTCGCGTGGCGAACATCGCCTCAATCGTCCGCCGTGCCCTATCGAGGGCGGGACGGATAAAGGGGCGGGGTAGAATCTTGTTCGTGCCCAGCTCCAGGAACTTTCCGTACTTCACGTTAGTACCGACGCGGCCGATATTGAACATCGGATTCATCCAATGCGTGATACTCCGGCGAAGCGTACCTGTCTGAACTCGCGGCACCTCGCCGACCTTCGAGCGGAAAGTATTGATCTTCGAGACCTTCTGCCCCTTCTGGTGATCGCCCGTCTCCGTCCGCCCACCCCGGCGCATACTCATCTTGATCAGCCGCTCGATAAGTACCACCGAATCCAGCACGACCGCCCGGCTCTCCTTGCGAAGATCGGTAGCTACCTTGTCGCCATGCCAGATAAGTACCACTACACATTCTCCTGTATCTGCCGCAGTACGATCTCCCAATGGTGGCCGTGACCGGCCGCGTCGGGAATCGCCACTATGTCGTACACTATCCCACTAATCGTCACCCGGTCGGACAGGATTATCCCGGTCCACCGCGCCTCGACGAACATCTTACTCATATTGACGCCGCGCTCCGAGCCGTATATCTGAACCTCGGCCCACTTCAACGGATTCAGTCGGCACGGTACGGCCGCGTGCCGGGTTGTCCACGTGACCGTCTCGGTGCCGTACTCGTCGTCCACGCCGGTCCGAAGCTCGATCAACGCCGTCTTGTTTAACAGGTCTCGGAAGCTCATGCGCCGAACACCAATTGCCTACGGTAGGGGGCTAACTTCGCGGAGATCATCCCAGAGGTTTTCTCGTCGCCGCTACCCGCGAATACGGCGGCGAGGGTATCCGCTATCGTATAGGCATAGTCCCCAATCTTCTCCGACTTCAAGGTCATATCCCGGCTGGCCATATCGGTTAGCATCTTCGTCAACTCCTGCGCCGCCGACTGTAGCGGCTCCGGGAGGTTCGCCCTCTCCCAGCCCGCTGCGTATCGGATGAAGATATTGCGGTGGCCGTACGTCCATCCGTACGGATTGTACAGCCGCCCCGCCTCCTCGTCGGCCAACTCGTAGTCCGCCTCGCTCTCGGTCGGGGCCTCCAAGTCCACCCACGCCGTATTCGCGTCTCGCCCCGGTATCGGCACAAGGTCCACCGGATCGGCGCTCGCGAACGCCGAGGATACCTGCGCCTCCCATCCGCTTACCGCGCCGACCGCTGTACCGAGGGCGGTGGTGGTCGAGTAATCGCTGAGCGACAACTCCGTTACGGCGTCGGTCCCGGAGATCACGCTACGAAGCCGTAGGGCTGCCGAGGTGACGCTAACGGAGGCTCGGGCGGCGGTTCCCCCGTATTGGACGCTCATTACGTCGTCGCGGCCTACGGACGCCTGATCTACCCACGCAATCGGCACGTTTATCAACCACAGGTTCAACCCGTTATCGCCGTCCCGCCACTCGCGGTAGGTCTGGCGGATCGGGGCGTAACCCAGCTCCTTGGCGATAAGGACCGAGCCCTGCGTGATCAGCTGGTCAATCAGCCGATCCTGCGAGGTATCCGCATCGCCCAGCCCCATGAAGCGCTTGGCGTCGGCGAGGGAGATAAGGCCCTTGGTCGCGTCGATAGCCATGTTAGATCAATGCCTCCTGCACGTCAATCTCCACGTCCTGTGTATACTGGATATCCCCGCCGCTCGCCGTCACGCGGAACTCCCCAACATAAACGCCAAATACGTCGCTCATCTCCACCCAGTCCGAGGCGGTCGGCGTAATGCTCACACCGCCGTCCGAAGCGGGGGTGCCTACAGTTATATAATCGCTACCAGTCCCGCCCGTACTTCGGACAAAGAAGGAATTGGGAGCCCCTTCGTCGACGCGGAGGACGAACTCCACTACCGCGCCCGTCAGGTCTAGGGCATCTCCCGCCGCATCCGAGATCGTGAAGCTCCAATCCCTCGTGTCCCCGTTTTTTATGCGTAGGTCCGTGCTCATTGTCGTGTCCCCTTCGTTACGCTTACCGACCGCAGGCCCGCCGACGCATCCGTAGAACGTAGCCCGGCGGTGCCCGAGGTTCCGAGCAACCCGGTGGAGAGCCCGACGATAGATACATTCGCGTCGGGTGCCGCCTCGCTCCAGGCTTTATCAAAGGGCATCGTCATCCAGATGGACCGATCTATTCGATTGACTACACCGTCCGGGGACGCTACGATCCGCATCAGGTAGCCTCCCCCTGCGTCTGGGTCGTGCTATCGTCCGCCACGGTCTGGGTAGTCGCGGTAGTGGACTCATCTTCCTTGTATGTCAGCAACGTATCGCTGGTCATCGTCGTCTTGCCGAAGAACCTGCGATACACCTGAATCATCTTCTCGCGGAAGTTACCCGCTAGCCCGGCGGGCTCGGTCGTGCTAATCGAGTCCAGCCCAGCGGCGGCTAGTATCGCATTCTGCGTGTCGCTGGTAACCGCGAGGTTCCCACCCGTGATATCCGAGACCACGGTGAGGTCCCCGCCGGTGATGAGCGTGGCCACAGCGGCCACGTCGCTCTGCTGGGCCGCTTCTCCGGCCGCAAGAGCGAAGTCGGCCTTGTCGGTCAAGGCTCTCGTCGTCTCCACCCACACGTCCGAGGCGATAGCGTCCTTACTCGCCGTAGTGAGGGCCACCTCCGCGAGGTCGCTCGTCACGGTCAAGAGGCTACTCGTGATATCGGACGAGACGGCCAGGTTGCTACCCGTGATATCGCTCTGCTGGGCGGCCTCTCCGACCGCCAGCGCGAAGTCCGCCTTGTCCGTCAAGGCCCGCGTAGTCTCGACCCACACGTCGCTCGCCACGGCGTCCTTACTCGCCGTAGTGAGGGCCACCTCCGCGAGGTCGCTGACTACTACGAGCCCGCCGCCGGTGATGTCGCTCGTCACGGTGAGTTTGCTACTGGTAATATCGGAAGAGACTGCGAGGTTACTCCCGGTGATATCGCTCTGCTGAGCCGCCTCGCCCGCCCGGAGCATATAGTCACTACGGG